ATGCTGACCGAAATTGCTTGTAAATCAACGACTTGCCCAGCTGACAAGCCCCGCGTCCGTTTTGCCGACTCGGGCGGCCTGTACCTGGAAGTCACGCCCAACGGCTCGAAGCGCTGGTTTTGGAAGTACCGCTTTGATGGCAAGGAAAAGCGCATCGCCTTTGGCAGCTATCCGGACGTCAAACTGAAAGAGGCCAGGACCGCCCGCGACGATGCCCGCAAGCTGCATCAGCAGGGTATCGACCCAGCGCAAAAGCGCCAATTGGATCGACTGGAGAACAAGCGCCAGGCAGATGTGACTTTCGAGGCAGTTGCCCGCGAGTTCCACGCTACCAAGGCCAGTGGCTGGAGCAAGCAATACGGGGAGCGCTGGATAGAGCGCATGGAGAAAGACCTGTTCCCCTGGATCGGCGCGCTCCCCCTAGCCACTATCACCGCGCCCATGCTGCTGCATGCTCTGCGACGCACTGAGGCCAGGGGAGCCAAGGAAACGGCGCACACGCTTCGGCAGACGGCGGGGCAAGTGTTCCGCTATGGCATCGCGACAGGCCGATGCGAGCGCAACCCAGCACCCGACCTTCACGGCGCGCTTGCGCCCCTGAACGTCAAGCACATGGCGGCAGTGCTGGACGCCGACAGCGCGGGCAAGCTGATGCGCGCCATCTTCGACTATGAGGGCCAGCCATCAACACGGGCCGCGCTGGAGCTGTCCGCCCTACTCTTTCAACGCCCCGGCAACATCCGGCATATGGAGTGGGTGGAAATCGACCTAGACGCCGCGCTATGGACGATCCCCGCCGACAAGATGAAGCGCACCATCTACGGCAAGACAAACGGCAGGCCGCACTTTGTGCCGCTCGCCCCTCGCGCAATCCAGATTCTGAAAGACCTCAAGCCCCTGACTGGGCACGGAAAGTACGTGTTCCCCTCCCTGCTGACGGGTGAGAGAGCCATGAGCGAAAACACCATCCGCACGGCACTACGGCGCATGGGTTACACCAATGACGAAATGACGCCACACGGGTTCCGTGCCATGGCCAGAACCATCATGGTCGAACGGCTGAACATGCACCCGGACGTTATCGAAGCGCAATTGGCGCACGGCAAATCAGGTCCACTGGGCGCAGCCTACGACCGAGCCCAATTCATGGAGCAGCGCCGCCAAATGATGAACGAGTGGGCCGACTACCTCGACAAGCTACGCACTGGCGCGGACGTGATCCCGCTGCGCGCATGAGATACCGGCAAGCCCTGCACCGGACAAAGCAGGGCAACAAGACGGCGAACGGGAAGCCTGAGAACAACCCGCCCGCCTGACCATCAACAAACTGGAGTTTTGAAAATGGCTAATGCGACTGTACCCAATTCCTTCACCATCGAAGCCAAGGTGGAGGATGGGCTCGACCTGGACGGAATGCCTAAGCAGTACCACGTCGAGAAATGCACCACCACACGCAAGGAAGTGCAGGCGGCACTTGAGCAAGTCGGCGCAGAGTATCCGGAATTGCACGACTGCATGCGTGTGGCAACTGCCATGTTGGTGAGGCTCGACACGATCCGAGACGAGGCGAAATTGCATTTGTCGGGAGCGTATGAGCAAGCCTCCCAAGGCGAGGCAAGAGAAGTCGCAGCAACAATCAAAACGGTTAGGCAGATCCTTGGTCAGTGGGGCGACTCGCATACGTTGTACGTCCACTGATTCCATTCGCCAGCCCTAGGCTGATCCCCGAAAACCCCGTTTCCCTGACGGGCTGGGCTGGCACCTTTTCAGGGGCGTGAGGGACGCATCTTGTTGGTTAACGGTAAAAATCTAAATTGGCATGAGCATCAAGCCAATCCAGATAACTGGTTGAAAATCCCTGAATTTAACGTCATGCCAATGGATGTTGATTTTAAGGGATTTGCCTATCCCATATTGGGACCAAAGGCGAATGACTTTTACTGGAAGGTTCCGATATTTGAATCGGTATGCACGGTTAGGGCGCTTGCCCGTAGGCGTTTTGATACGCTAGCAGTTCTACAAGAGCGGCTATATAGCGCGGTTATGTCAGATGAGGTGATGTTTGGCCCCTTTGACGAGAGGCCGATTGGTTGGAGTGCCGAGCAAATATTCGCATGGCGCTACGACGCATTCTTTAGTCATATTATTAGAGCAATCAGTTCTTTTCAGCACAAAAAGCAGGAGGCCATGGGGCAACTGGCTTATGCAATGTGCTACGCACTGGAGCTGTCGAGTGACATGCCTTTGAGTGCTTCCAGCGTGAAAGCCATTCGTTCTGAAATGGCAAAAGCAGGTGCGGCAGGTCGTATAGCGAATGACCCGAAGCAATCAGACAAAGCCTCTGTGAAAGAATGTTGGGAGCTGTGGCAACAAGACTCAAGCCGATATAAGGGGCCGACCGCATTTGCTCGTGATATGCGTGCGAAGTTTGAGAACCTCGAAAGTGAGGAAGTTATCCGGCGCTGGTGCCGTGAGTGGAAAGCTGCTACTCAGCCAGCACAGTAACTACTCTGCCGCTTGAGTTACTACCGAGCCAGCATGATGCTATATATTTTATAGCGGCAAGCAAGCACATTGCACACATGTTCATTCATGAGGTGCAAAATGCAACCTGCTGCCGTTTCCAGCCGTCATAACCGCGCATCGTCGCAAACCATTCAGGCGCTGCACATCCCTGAGGCGCTGCTGAAAATCCAAACCGTGACCGCCGTCACGGGCATGTCCGAATCGACCATCCGGCGCAGGGTGGCCGAGGGCAAATTCCCCTCCCCTGTCAAAGACGGCACCCGCTGCACCCGCTGGGTGGCTGGCCAGGTTTCCAACTGGCTGCGCGCCAAGGGGGCGGTGTAATGAGCAAATCCACCGCGACCAGCGAGCAATACAAGCGCATTGTTGAGGCGCTGCGCATGCGCCCTCAAACCTCTTACGACCTGCGCCGCCTGGGCATTTACCAAGCCGCTACACGCATCAAGGAACTGCGCGACCGATTCGGCTACCTCATTACTACTGACCGCGTAGTGATCGTGGATCGTGACGGCTATCGCCATGCGCGTGTGGCGCTCTACACGCTGGTGGCCGAGCCTGCGGAGGCGTCCATTGCTTCCCGCGCTCCGGCACTTCGCTGACAGCCTGCCGCGCCGCCCGTACTGCACTGACGATCCCTACCTAGGCCAGACGGTACGCGGGCGCGTGGAGGCCCTCAAATTCGCCAACATCCAGCCCAACACCAGCGGGAAGGTAGTTTGGTTGGCCTTTGACGTTGACCACGTTGATGGTGCGACTGCCTGGGATCGCCTGAGCGCACCGCCGCCCACTCTGGCAGTGGAGAACCCGGCCAACGGTCACGCGCACCTGCTGTATGCACTGCAAACGCCAGTGCCCCGCACCGAGGCCGCAAGGGCGCGCCCGCTGCTGTATCTTGCTGCCGCGCAGGAGGGCATACGGCGCAAGCTGGAAGCTGATCCCGGCTACTCCGGCCATCTGTGCAAGAACCCTTTGCATCCGAGGTGGCAGACCCGGCAATGGGCTCAGTCATACAGCCTTGCCGAGCTGGCGGAATGGGTTGATCTGCCGCGCATCGCGGACATGAAAAAGCGTGTTCGTGATCCCGACTATGCTGGCCTGGGGCGCAACTGCGAACTGTTCGAGCGCCTGCGCCCCATGTCCTATAGCCTGGTGCGCAAGTTCTGGTTACCCGGTGGCTTCGACCACTTCAAGGACGCCCTGCGCGTGCTGGCTGACGACCTGAATGCAGGCTTTGCCGTACCGCTGCCGGTGGCCGAGGTGAAGGCCATCGCGGCATCGTGCGCTCGCTGGGTTTGGAAGCACTTCGACCCGGCCACCTTCCGGGAGTTGCAATCGAGGCGGGGGGCGCGCAAGGGTGCGGCGAAGCGTGAAGCCCTCATGCCCGAGGTGCTGCGCCTGATCGGTGAAGGCAAGTCTCAGAGGGAAGTCGCTGCTGCTACCGGAATCAATCAAGCGACCATCTCCCGGTGGCTGGCAGGTTGAGGTGATGCAAAGCCATATCAGATAACCGCAGGGATTTGCCTTTGCACCCCGATGGCCTTCATGAAGGGAAAACCACGGGCGGCCCATCGTGGCGTTGCATGGCGTTGCAGGCTGCTGCGGTTTATGACTGGAAGCCTGTTGGCGCGAATCAGCATGAGTCGAGGGTGGGTACTCAGTGCCCACCCAAAAGCACTGCCGAGCTCGCGCAGATTGCCGGTGTGTCTGAGAAGACCATCAAGCAAGCCAAGGCAGTGCAGACCAAGGCAGCTCCCGAGGTGGCGAATGGATGCCACGGCGTGCTGCCAGCAAGGGGCTAGCAAGGGGCTAGCAAGCCCCTAGCACCGTTACTGCAACGTTACCTAACCGTTGCAGAACCCACGGCCAACCCATCGGTAACCCATGGGTTTGACGCGTGCCGACGCGACAGTGACGCGTGACACCCTCAACCGTGGGGATGCTCCAACCAAAAGTGCAACGTTGCACCATTGCAGACGACGCCTGACCCGCCCCGAGCGGGTTTTTTCATGCCCGCTCGAATCTTCTTGACATGGTTGCGAATGCTGGCTATATATCCAGTAAATAGCCTTTGGCTATCACAACCCGCCCGTCGATTGCATGGGCACTTTTTCAAGAAAGCCCACAAATGCAAACCTTGCACGCCATCCGAGAAGCCCGCAGCCAAAAAGTGAACGAGGCCCGCGCCCTGCTGGCCAGCACTTCCCAGCTCAACGCCGAAGGCCAGGCGAAGTTCGACAAGCTCAAGATCGAGATTCAGAATCTGGAAGCCGACGAGCAACGCGCGCAGTTCATCGAGGACGCCGAGCGCCGCAGCCTGGGCCAGCCGGTGGACAAGGCCCGCAACGAGCTGGAAGGCCAGGTCAACGTGCTGGACGCCATCGCCGCTCAGATTGAAAACCGCAGCGTTACCGGCGCCCTTGCCGAGTTCCAATCCGAAGCCAAGCGCCAGGGCCTGACTGCCCGCAATGGTGGCGTGCTGGTGCCTACGAGCATCTTTGAAAAGCGCGCCACGATGACGACGACCGGCGCCGCTGCCGTGGTGCCCGACGACTACCGCGCCGATCAATTCATCGGCCTGCTGCGCAACAGCATGATCGTGCGCAGCCTGGGTGCCCGCGTGCTGACCGGCCTGCGTGGCGATACCGTCCTGCCCAAGGCTACCGGCGCCGCCACCGCGTACTGGGTGGCCGAAGGCGACAGCCTGACCGAGAGCAACACCACGTACAGCTCCATCAAGCTGGAGCCCAAGACCGTGGGCGCACTGACGGCCTTTAGCCGCAACCTTGCATTGCAGTCCAACCCCTCGATTGAAGCCCTGCTGCGCGACGACATCAGCGCCGTGGTGGGCTTGGCAGTGGACAAGGCCCTGATCCATGGAACCGCCTTGGCAAAGCAGCCTGTGGGCATCTTGAACGTGACCGGCATTCAGACCGCATCGCTGGCCACCCTGAGCTGGGCCACCGTCGTGGCGATGCTGGAGAAACTGGGCCTGGAGAACATCAGCCCGAATGCCGTGCTGACCCATGCCAAGGCCGCGACGAAGCTGCAAACCACCTTGAAGGACGCCAGCGCCGGTAGCGTGTACTTGATGGACGGTGGCCGCGTGGCTGGCCTGCCCGCCTACGTCACCAACCAATTGGACGCCAAGAGCGGCACCCCGGACAAGGGCCGCGTGATCGCTGGCGACTTCTCGCAAATCGTGATTGGCGAGTGGGGCGTGACCGAGGTGCTGGCGAACCCCTACGCCGCTGGCTACTACGAAAAGGGCGACGTGCAGCTCCGGATCATGCACACCATGGACGCCGTGGTACGCCATCCCAAGGCGTTCGTGGTGGCCGACGACCTGGGCCTGTAAGGAGCAGACGATGAAGCTTGAAATTCGTAATGGCGAGCTTCGGGCTTCATCGCCCGGACGGCTGACAGGATATGTTGCGCGCTTCAACTCGGAGACTCGCATCGGTGACTTTGCCGAAGTGATCCGCGCCGGGGCGTTCACGACTTCGCTCTCCGATGGCCGCAACATCGTGGCACTCGCTGACCACGACCGCCGGGCCCTGCTGGGAAGCACCGCATCCGGCACCTTGCAACTGCGGGAGGATGCCCATGGTTTGGCTTTTGATCTTCGCCTACCTGACACCAGCGTGGGCCGCGATGTTGCCGTGCTGGTGGAGTCCGGCCTTATCCGTGGCGCATCGTTTGGCTTCATGGTTCCGAGCGGCGGCGACACCTGGACAGACCGGGGCGACGGTTCCATGTTGCGCGAGCTGCGCCGCGTGGAATTGCACGAAGTGACTGTGACCGCGCAACCGGCCTACCCTGACACCGAGGTAGCAAAGCGCAGCATGCCCAGCGTGTACGAACTGCATCGCCCTGGCATCGGCGGCAATGCCCTGTGGCTGGAGACTTGCCGATGAGCATCATCACCCGCATCAAATCCGCCATGGGCCTGGAGTCCCGCTCTGCCCTGGGCGTGAATGGCTGGCCCGTGCCGCTGTCTGCCAGTGCAGTGAACCCCACCACCGCCCAAGGCGTGAGCGCCGTCTATGCGTGCGTGCAAGCCATCAGCGAAACCGTGGCCAGCCTGCCGCTGATCCTGTTCAAGCGCAATGGCGACGACCGCGAACGGGCCAGCGACCACCCGCTGTACCGCGTGCTGCACGACATGGCCAACCCCGAGCACACGGCCCTGGAGTTCCGCGAGTACCTCATGGCCTGCGTGCTGCTGCGCGGCAACGCCTTCGCTCGCATCGTGCGCGGCTATGACGGCCAGGTGCGGGAGCTGTGGCCCCTCAACCCGGACAACGTGACGGTGCAGCGCACGGCCAATGGCCTGGTGTACGACCACAGCAAGGACGGCGTATTGACCCGCCTGCTGGCCCATGAAGTCCTGCACCTGCGCCACCGCCTGGGCGATGACGGCGTGCTGGGCGTGAGTCCCATTGCTGCTGCCCGTGGCGTGGTGGAGCTGGCCATCGCAGAGAACGAGCACGGCGTGAGCACGTTCAACAACGGCGCAAAGCTGCTGGGTGTGCTCAAGTTCGCCGGGAAACTCAAGCCCGAGCAGCGCCAGGCCATCGCCACGAGCTGGGCCAGCCAACACGCGGGAGGCTCCAACAGTGGCCGCACTGCGATTCTGGAGGAAGGCACCGAGTTCCAACCGCTGGCCATGAATCTGGAGGATGCGCAGTGGATCGAGGCTCGCCAATTCTCCGTGGAGGAAGTCTGCCGCCTGTTCCGCGTGCCGCCCACCATCGTGGGTGATCTTCGCCATGGCAACTACAGCAACAGCGTGGAGCTGTCCCGCCAGTTCGTCACCATGAGCCTGCGCCGCCACCTTGTGGCCTGGGAGCAGACCATCGCCAAGCAACTGCTGACCGACGCAGGCCGCCGCGTGTACTTTGCTGAACATCAGGTGGAAGGCTTGTTGCGTGGTGACAGTGCGAACCGCGCCGCGTTCTACAGCTCCGGCATCAGCGACGGCTGGATGCTCAAGAGCGAAGCCCGCAAGCTGGAGAACCTGCCCGCCATCGACGGGCTCGATTCTCAGCCGGTTGAGGGTGGCTACTCAGTGTCCACCCCTGCCCCGCAACCCTACCCGAGCAAGCAATGAGCAAGATCAAGATGGCCGAGCCACGCATCCCCATGGCGCCCGAGCGCATCAAGATGGCAGATCCCATGCCGAGGCGCTACCCAGTGAAGCCGGCCATGCGCTGGACGAAGGCAGAGAACGGCAGGCTGCTGCCGCTCAACAGCGACGCATGGCGCAAGCTGCGCCGCCTGGTGCTGGCAGAGCAGCCGCTGTGCCAATACTGCCCGCCCGGGACTATCACGCCCGCCACCGAGGTGGACCACAAGAACAACGACCCAGCGGACAACAGCCGGGAAAACCTTGTCTCGACGTGCAAGCCCTGCCACAGCATCAAGACGATGGCCGACCTCTACGGCAGGCCTGCGCGCATGGGTTGCGATGAGAGCGGCATGCCGATCAACCCGGCGCATCCGTGGAATGAGAAATCGCCAGGAACTGAGGCCGATAGACCGACCGGTTCCCCTCGTTTTAATGCTATCTGCTTAAAAAATAGGCAACCATGACCAAGCCACGCCGCACCCGCTCCGACAGCGCCAAAGCCGCAGTGCAGGCGCACCAGAACGCCGCCCAAGCGCCCATCGAGCCGCCCGTGTATGTCACCCTGCCTGACGAGTGCCGGCCTTTCTGGCAGGCCATCGTGACCAGCCGCGCCCGTGATACCTGGACGGAAAGCGACCTCGTGACCGCCGCCAACATGGCCCGCGTGCAGCAGGCATTGCAGGAGGTGGCCATCGGCGGTGATGAGCATGTGAAGCTGACGCGCCTTGCCCTTGCCCTGGCCCGTTCGCTGTCGGTGCATGTCACGGCCACAGCAGGCCGCGCCGCCGACATGGTAAACGCTTCCACGGCAGAACGCTCCGCCCGCCAGGACGATGGCGACGAGCTGATCCCCCGGCTGCGCGCCGTATAGGCGGAATTGCGCCTATCAAACCATGACCATGACCCGCGCCGCCCGCATCATCGAGTTCATCGAGCGCTACTGCGTGACGCCCGAGGGCGCCCACGTAGGCCAGCCGCTGGTGCTGGCAGAGTTCCAAAAGCAGTTCCTGCGCGACGTGTACGACAACCCCGCAGGCACGCGCCGCGCCATCCTGAGCATTGCGCGCAAGAATGGCAAATCGGGCCTGATTGCTGGCCTGCTGCTGGCCCACCTGGTCGGCCCCGAGGCGAAGCAGAACGCGCAGATTGTCTCGGGCGCCATGAGCCGCGACCAAGCCGCCCTGGTGTTCAATCTGGCGTGCAAGATGGTGCAGCAGTCTCCGAAGCTGGCGCCCCTGGTGCGCATCATCCCGTCTGGAAAGCGCCTGATCGGCCTGCCCATGAACGTGGAGTTCCGCGCCCTGGCAGCGGACGGCAAGACCGCCCACGGTTTGAGCCCATCGCTTGCCATACTCGACGAAACGGGCCAGGTGCGCGGCCCGCAGTCGGACTTTGTGGACGCCATCACCACCAGCCAGGGCGCGCACGAAGCGCCGCTGCTGATCGCCATATCGACGCAGGCGGCCTCGGATCAAGACCTGTTTTCACAGTGGCTCGACGACGCCCAGCGCAGCGCAGACCCGCGCATCGTGTGTCACCTGTACGCCGCGCCCGAAGGCTGCGACCTCATGGACGAGAGCGCATGGCGTGCGGCAAATCCCGCCCTTGGACTGTTCCGCTCCGAAGATGATCTTCGGGAACAGATGACGCAGGCGCAGCGCATGCCGAGCATGGAGAACAGCGCTCGAAATCTACTGCTAAACCAGCGCGTATCGACCGAATCGCCGTTCGTGTCGCCGGACGTGTGGAAGGCGAACTGCGCAAATTTGCGCAGTTTCGACGGCCCCGTGTTCGCTGGCCTGGACTTGTCGGCACGTACCGACCTCACCGCCCTGGTGATCGTGGGCCAGGTGGATGACGTGTGGCATGTGCAGGCGCACTTCTGGACACCAGAGCAAGGCCTTGCTGATCGTGCCCGCCGCGACCGCGCCCCCTATGACGTGTGGCACCGCCAAGGCTTTCTACGGACGACGCCAGGGGCCACCGTGGACTATGAGCACGTCGCCGCCGACATGCTGGAAATCCTGGCCGATATGGACGTGCAGGCCATCGCATACGACCGCTGGCGCATCGACCTCATGCGCAAAGAGCTGGACAAGCTGGGCGCCGACCTTCCCCTGATCGAATGGGGCCAGGGCTACAAGGACATGGCGCCCGCATTGGATGCCCTGGAGGCGGAATTGCTGAATGGCCGCATCGCCCACGGCATGCACCCGGTTTTGACGATGTGCGCGGCCAATGCCGTGGTGACCAAAGACCCGACCGGGGCCCGGAAGCTGGACAAGGCGAAGGCCACCGGACGCATTGACGGATTGCAGGCCCTGGCGATGGCCATGGGCGTGGCATCAAGGGCCGAGCAGGCGCAGTTCGTGGGGTTCGACGCCTTCACGTTCGTTTGAATAACCCTAGCCTGGGGGGCCGCAAGGAGTGCCAGGACGCGGATTAGTCGGGCAGTGCCGCGTTTCAGAAAACTCCGAACGCCAGCGGCATGACCTTTCTGCCATGCGCGGCTGGCACCCCGCCCCGGCCCTGCGTGATGCTTGTCCGGGGCACCTATTCCAACCATTTGAAAGAATCAAATGCTGACCCTTGCCGAAACTAAATTGCACCTTCGTGTTGACCATGACGACGAGGACGCGCTGATCCTGGCCATGATCGACACCGCTGCCTCCGCTGTGGCCAACGACCTCAATATGGAGGTGATCGACCTCGACACTGACGCGCCGGCCCCGGTGAAGTCTGCCGCGCTGCTGCTGGTGGGCGACCTGTACGCGAACCGGGAAGCCCAGACCGAGCGCCCCCTGACCAGCAACCAGACCTATGCGCGCCTGCTGGCACCGTACCGGGTTTACGCATGAACGCGGGCAAGCTAGACCAGCGCGTGACGGTGGAGCGGTTCACCAGCACAGTGGACGACTGGGGAACCCCTATCGAGAGCTGGGCCCCCCTGTTCACCTGCTGGGCCGCTGTAGAGCCGCTGACGGGCCGGGAGTACCTGGCCGCGCAAGCCGCCGTGTCTGAGGTGACGGCGCGAATCAGGATGCGGTTTCGGCCATGGATGACGGCGCAGGATCGCGTGATCCATAACGGCACCACCTACAACATCGTGAGCTTGATTGATGTGCGCTCAGACCACCGCGAGCTGGTGCTGATGTGCAAGGCGGTGGGGTGACGGTCGCCGGTGCGTGTCCCTTTTGCTTAAAAATTAGGCAGAAAAAAGCGGGGGAACATGCGGGGGAAAAAATCAAAACCAAACTGTAAAAAACAAGCATCCATGCGGCCTAGATAGGATTGTTCAATCCCCTCCGGGCACCGGCCCTTGGCACCAGGCAGTCAACCTGCAATACTTTTGTCACATCGACGGACTCCTCGTCGGCAATACGGAGACAAAACGTATGCGCAAGATTCTCGGTGCCATTGCAATGGCTGGCTGCATGATGACAGGGGCCAACGCCACGATCGTCTACCAGTTTCAAGTGACTTCGATGGAGTGCTCGGGGTCGCACTGCGAAGACTGGAGCAGCGAACTCAACTCCTTGACGATCAGCATGTCGGCACCCATTGGCGAGCTGAACGTGAGGACGGTCGATTGGGGAACCCCCATCGAGAGCACGCAGTACTACAACTCCAACATCGTCGCCGTCGATTTCGCAGCCCTCGATATTTTTGTGAACATGCAGGAAGGGCGTTGCGAGTCCCCGGTCCTGTGCGAGATGGTGGCAACCCTGCAAGCAAACGATGGATACCTTCAGGGAATCATCAGAACGCTCAGCACGATGTACGCCGATACTTTCATGTCCACGAACGGATCCGATCTATGGTCCGGGTACCTGAATTCGGATCGTGGACCGACCACCCCGGACAATCGCCCGATCTATTCCGGTGTCTGGTATGCAGTGCCGGAACCCGGTGCACTTGCCCTGCTGGGCGTGGGCCTCGTCGGGATGGTCGGCGTGCGCCAGCGCCGGCGCACCGCTGCAGTCGCAGCTTCGACTTGACCGTGTAGGACAAGTACGCGACACCGTGCTCGCGCGGCGTGCATGCGTTGCCTTGCGTCAATGAAGAACTGATACTGCCTCCGTCGGCCGGACGCAAGCGCTTTGGCCTGGCTCCAATCCGAAGCGCATGGCCTCATCATCCCAGGAGGACGATCATGCTCAAGCGATTCTTTGATCCCGCAACCATCTACGCCCGCCGCGTCCAGAGTTGCCTGGACGAAGCCCGCATGGCCGCGCTGGAGCATGAAAACGCCGCGGAGCACCATATGGCCCTGGCCAAGATGTACCGCCACCGCGTTGCGCGGCTGGAGGCGGAACTGGCCCCCGAAGACCGGCAAGCCTCCCTGGTTGCCCAGCCCGCGGCGCCAATGCCGCATATCGCAGCGCTCAAGAAGCACAAGGAGACGGGGCAGCGGCAGCCCGCATACCTGACGCAAAGCGCCGCCGGCTGA